ATTGGTACTTAGCAACACGCTGTACGAGTTTGCCACCCTTGCCAGAGTTGGCAACCATCATTGAAATAAACTGCATTGGATGAGTAATGATGTTGGTATGACCAGAAAACATCTGGCGCATCTGCATCTCTGCAATATTACGAATCATATAGGATGCACGGAATACCAACTGTGCGGTACGCCAGACATCGCCCATCTCTTCAGCAAGGATTCTTCCTGCTTTAGCCTTGCTACGCAAGCCATTTAACTGATACTTATTGAGCACTTTAAGTACTTCTTTAGTATCTGGAAGGAACATAGTTCCTTGGGCTAACTGGTAATATGCTAGACCGCCATCAATCTTAATTGGGTCGTTACCAGCATTATATACAAGAACTTCTCCATTTTCGGAGAGTTTACCTACCGTATAGGTGGTATCTGCGTTCTTCTGTACAGCATTGAGTTTAATTACATCTTTAAGGTCACTAATAGTGGACTCATCAGCACCAAAACGCTTGGCAAGGTCCTCAATAAGGTCATCCATGCCATTCTGAATAATCTTGGCTCGTTCTTGCTCGCTAGTGCTAGCAAACAACTTGCGAGAGATGTCATCGATGTACTTCTCTTGTCCTTGCTTGCCAAGTACTGTCTTAATCTGTGCAGAACTTAGCCAGTCTTCTACGCTATTAATAGTGTTATTCAAATCACCTAGGTTAATTGCAGTAGAGCGAACAAAGTAACGGCTGAATACGCGGTCAAGTTGTTCTGCCTTGCGGAAAGATACATAAGATATTGGATTAACCAAACGGGCAACTGGATTAGCAGTAAGTGCTGCTACTTCTTTGCGAAGGGTTGCCGACCTAAAGATATTAGGGTCAGTTGCTGGGTTGCCTAGATACGACAAGAACACTCGATAGACATCATCTGTGGTCTTTGCAGCAGTAAGCGCTGCCACCATCTCGCTATCTAGTCTCTTACCAAAGAATCTATGCACCTTTAATGGGTCTGTTTCTTTAGCAACTACCTCTGCAATCTGGGTAAAGCGTCTTCCAAGCATGAACTGGAATGCTTTACTAAAATCTGTAGCAAGGTCACCATTGTAGCCTGCGGTAAGACCTACATTGTTCTGGGTCCACTCACGCAAGATGCGCTTTTCAGCAATTCCTGCTTCTAGGTCTATAATCTTTTTTAGACCCTTGTACTCTGGGTCGTTGATAATAGCCTTACGTAGGTTTACATCCTGGTCTACAACGCCACGGAATATATCAATCTCTTTTAGACGTTGTTCTGAGGCTTCTTTGTTCTTGGTGATGACTTCAAGTTCTTGGCGAGTTTTGTTGATACCCTCATCAAGCGTCTTGACAGAAGTAAGTAACTTAGCCATGTTGGGACCAAGATTAGAAGGGTCAGCAATCTCTGCAATCGCATTTCCAACCTCCGCAAGTTTTGCTGCAATACGTTGTGAATTAGTAACCATAACGCCACCAGTCTCACCGTAGATAGCACGGATATTACTGATACCGTCAAATTGCCAAATCTTCTGTATGCCTTCTAGCGCATACTGCATAGCACGAGCAGAACCGCCTGTTGCTTTAGCATTAGCGATAGTGTTGAGGATATTTGCTAACGTTTTTGGTTGCTCTGCAGCAGACACTGCCCATGAAAAACCATTAAGGTTCATCGCGTCATTTTTGCTAGCCAAAGATACTTGGTCAAGTACAGCACGTACCTCAGGGGCAAGGTTGGCATCTGCCTTACCTGTCTCTAGCCATTCTTCAAACTGTAAACGGCGATTTACTTCTGCTTGTTTTTCTCTAGCAGGAAGTTTAGTGATGTCTTCTGTTAAGTCAAGAACTCTAAATGGTTCATCGCCAGCAAGCGTGACTGCAAACTCATCTGTCTGATGCGCTCCAAAAGAGATTACACCAGCCTTAGGAACATCTCCTAGTACAATATACCCGTCAGTAAAGCCTAGTGTGTTAGCATTTTCTGCTGAAAGTTTATCAATACCACGAAGCAACTCACCATCATATACGCCAGGGTTAGATATAACCTCTTTAACGATATTATCGTTAGCAAGAACTTGCTGTGCAGCAGGATTCTGCGAGTATGCCTTAAGTGAATCTTCGTATGTATTAAGTAATTTACTTACAGTAGGCTGTAGTGTTTCAAATCTTTGTTTTTCAAGTCTCTGTAGTTCGGTAGTTTTGCGTAACCACTTGCTAGTGGTGCGCTTAGTATACTTACCAATTAACTCTTCGCTCTCTTTAGCAAGAGTAGCAATCTCTTTATTAAGTTCTTCTACCTGTGCAACTGGGCTAAACTCTTTAACACTAGCCTTGAGCGCTGCCGCTTCTTTACCACCCTTAAGGATTGCTCTTGCGGCACCAGGTCCGAACCATACAGATGGGTCAAGTGCTAGGTTTAGGGTAGCATCAACAAAGCCAGATAGAATTTTATACCCAGTCTTGTCTGGATTTGATTCAATTGACTTAGCAACAAATCGTCCAATGGTAAATGATTCGCCATTGACCTTGCCATAGGCTCCCATAGCCCTTGCTTGAGCCTTACCAACTCGACTTTGTGGGTCGATGAAAAAGCCCGCCCCTGTTTTTACCCCGCCTTTGCCATCAAAAACATCAGCAACCAGTGAGCCGAACATTGTATTCTTGCCACCAAGGGTTGCTAGGTCTTTTAGAAATAAACCAGCATCTTTTTCTTGCGCAATATCTCGCGTTAATGTAGTTACTAAGTCATACGGAGCACGTAGTGCAGCAAAACCTGCGCGAGTTACACCTTTGAAAACGTCATAAACGTTACCAAGTGTAGCATCATAGATAGAACCAACAATTCCTTTGTCATTATTTACGGATTTTTTAATTTTTTCTACGTTGAACTGGTCTTTTTTTAACTGAGCAATACCATCAAGAGAAACAATCTTGCCGATTCCAGGAGTATTAGCAGATAATCCTTGCTTCACCATAGACATAACAAGGTCTTTACTCATACCTGGGTAGGCAGAAGTTATGTCATTAAAGTTTCTATACATGTCAGGCGTAAGTGATGACATCTGAATTGCGATAGCACGATTACGTGCCTCTCCTTCATTGGCATACAAAGCCCGCATGGCGGGTGAAAGATTAGATTTCTGCAAATCAGCCATTAACGATTCTCTTCATTGAACGCATTGACGATGTTAGCAAGGATGATTGAATCAGGATTTGCCATGAACATGGCACGTGCTAGTACTGCTGTTTGGTCAATTGCGTCAACTGGAGTTTGCTGTGCACTAGAACCACGCCCTGGACCGCCTTGAACACCATCAGAGAGAGGTGCCTCGTTTCCTTGGGCAAATGCATCTGGCGTTGGAATGAGAGCAGCAAGTGGATTCATGCCTATTGCTGTTGCTTCAGGTGTGTCTATTGGTGCACCACTAACAAGTTCTTGATTTCTCGCACGCTCACCGTATGAGCCGCCAGAAGCCTCTGCAATGTTGCGTCCCTCGCGTTGAATCTTCTTTACGTTTCCGAGGTCATCTCTACGAGCAAATCTTCCTGGACCACCAGGCACATCTTGCATTGACATGTTTAGTCCTCATCTTCGTCTTCTTCAAATGGTTTTACTTCTGGATTCTTTGGGTCAACTATCCAGTCAGGATAACTTGACCTGTCCATCGCAAATGCTAAAGCAGTTCCTTCATCCATTCCTGCTTTGCGTAACGAATCATAAACTTCTTTTGTTGCAATTGCCCAAAAGTCTAGTTTAGTTAATACTGGTTCTTTGGTTGTCTTGCGTCTACGCGCTACTTTTTTAACAACCTTTTTTGAAGTTTGATTTTTTTTAGTAGACACATTATCCCCCTAAGCCCGCCAATATTGTTGCTAAGTCTGGTGCTTGTTGTGGGACCCCACCAGAAGGTTGTCCAGGAGCGACTGGGGACGGGGTAGCCTCAACTGGTCCTTGTGTGCCTGGCGGGGTCATCTCTGCCTGCGCAGGTTGCTCGGGTGTGAACACGGCAAGCGCAGCAGCCTCTATAGTGTCCCCATTGCGACGGCGTTCAATCACGTCTGCAATCTTTTGAATTAACGCAGATGGGTCTTGTCCTTGTGCAGCCATGGCAGGAATTGCCTGCGCTGTGGCAGTTACAGCAGCGGATAGGTTACTGCGCATTTTTTCAATTTCAATTCGTTGTTCTTCTAGCGATACGTTTACGCTCCATGGAAGTTCACGACGAATGAAATCCTTGGATACCAAATCGGCTCCAAGTGCTTGTAAAGAGAAAATCAAGGCACGCGATGGGTCAAGTCCTGCCATCAAGCCATAGCGTACTTCAATAGAAGTATCTTTCTTGATGTCTTTGCTTGGTTTGTACTTTAACTCGTACGGCGTACCCTGTGCGATACCCTTGACGCTCTTTTCTTCATCGAAAAGGAGTTCATCCATTTCGAAACATACTCTCATGATGTCTTCAAATACTTCAGTCAGAATTGTCTGTCCTGCCTTGATTTGAGAATCAAATGCACCTAGCAGTGCTTGTACACCTTGACCAGTGATGATTGATGCATCAATGGTTCCTGTGCGTCCTTCAGGGTAGCGTGCTCCAAGGCGAAGTTCGCTTTGTAGCGCAGCCTGCTCCTGAAATGCTGCTGCTGGTACATCTAGTCTGACGCGACCTACACCTGCTGGCTGTGATGTGCGAATAATCGCATCAGGACCCATCGGCATATCAACTACGTCTGTTGGAACAATCAAAGGAGCCTGAATAGACTTCTCTGCTGCTTCCATTGCTAAGTTAGCAAAACGCGCACGTGCAAGTTGTACGTATAGTACGTCATCAAATTGACCACGTGATTCATCATCAAGTGAAGGACGTCGTGCTACAAAAACATTCATCTTGCCTAGAGGATTAGCAGCATAGTTAAGAACTAAGTTACCGCGGTCTGGCAAGTAAAGAACTGTTATATCTGAATCCGTATAACGGATAAGTTCGACCTTCATGCTAGTGTCTTGATTGAAACCGTCACGACCAAGCAAGATAGGTGCGTACTCTGGATAATCTACTGCTAGTTCACCAAGAGTCTTGAAGTAACGCTTTGCATACGCTACACATCGACCAAATCTATCAAACTCAGGGTAGCCACCCATTGGGTCTTCAACACGGATACGTGGAAGATTTGAATCAAAATCAGGCTCTACGTAGATAGGCAAGAAGCCGTATGAGAAGTACCAGTCAGCACCCCAGTACATCTGTGACTGTAGACGTGAGTGGTATACGTAGTTGTTGGCAATAAGAGTGCGCTTATCGGCAAAAGCACGAGCGCGGTCATTATTAACATTGGTTGTGGAGCAGTTAAAAGATGGAAGTGGTGCTAGAACCTCAGCCAAGTCGCGGGCAGCAACATCGACGAAGTTAGCCACCATGGGCTTGTCCATGCCTTCAGGGAATAGGTCTGGATAAATCTGACCCATTTCGCCCTTACGTACAGCAAGGATATCCTGCATTCGTGCATCGCGGGCGCCATTGCGAATCTTAAGATTCTCAACCCGCCTTGCAATCGTCTGGATATCTAATTCCATCATTGTCCTATTCGTACACTGAGAACTCGTAGTCGTTTACGTTCATCACGTAACGCTGTTCGAGTTGTTTTCTTGTAGCCCATCTATTTATAGCATGACTCTGGTTAAAGTTATTACTACCAATGATTTCCTTGGCGCGTAGTTCACAGAACCACAAAGCCATCACACAGTCGGTCTTACCCTTAGTGTCAGGCTTCCAAGTAATCAATTGCTGTATCAATGACTTAATGCCCTCAGAACCATCCTGAGAAGGAAGTTCTATCAGGTTGTCATCTTGGTGTACACCATTACGTACAGTCCCAAAGAGACCAGACATAGCAGCAACACCGAAAGATGTATCCCATTTGTTCTTACCTGTAAACTGGCTAGAGAATCTAACCCCTACTGAGGCAAGGAATGAACGCAAGTCATCATCAAGCGCATAGGCTTTCTGGTGAGCATTGATTTCAATTCGTAATTCTTGTGGTTGGTACTTCTCGACCCAGTCATTAATCAGTTCACGAATCTTGGCTGGGGTAGGTTCTGTCATATTGACAACATCAAGAATGTACCTTTGGCGCGTATTGCGGTCTACTGTCATGATAACAGCAGCAGTGTTTCCTGTCATCGCAGGGTCTAGACCCATAATGGTGTACCAGGAACCGCGTTCTCTAGGATGTCCAGGGGCACCTGGTTTTAGAGGACCACGCTTTCGCATCCTGTTGAGCGAACCTTGGACACACGCAGGGGCAAAGATAGAATCTTCTTGTACATCTTGCTGTTGGTAGACCAGTGCCCAGGCTGACGGAGAAACTTCACTCCTTCTTCGATAGAGTGCTGGTCCGTCCCATTTAGGATATAGACCGTTTTCATCAGGAAGTACCGTCTCATCCGAACCCTCCCAGGGTATGTGGCTCTTGGGCCACAGTGTTACCCAGTTGGCTGGGTCCTCATCTAGTTCTAAAACTGCAGGCATGGCAAAATAGGTGAAGGGAGTCTTACCGTTGCTCCAGTGGTCCCCGTTACGGATTTCCCTGTAAAGGTCATTAGAGGCAATACGTGTCCCCACGATAAGCAACTTACCGTTATCACCCAGACGGGTAACTACATCTCGCTGTAGCCAGAGGAGTTGCTTTTCCCACTCATGAGCGTTGGAGGTCGTCACAACGTCATCAAGGATAATCAGGTTAGAACGGGCACCAGTAATCTGACCACCGATACCCAGTGCCTGTACGGTAGGGTCCTTTTCGGTAGAGTCGCGGCTGAGGTAGATACGGTCAGCCTTCCAGGTGTCGGCGTCCTCTTTCCAGCCACCAGCAGAACCGTAGACGGCTTGGAGTTTAGACCACCGCTCATGGCTCAGGCGCTGCTTGATGGAGTAAAGATACTCCTTGGCGCGCTCTTGAGTCTTAGAGACAATCGTAATCTTGACATTCGGGTCCATGGCAATCCGATAGACGCAGTAGTTGACCGTGATGACGGTAGACTTGGCGTGCTCGGGTGGGACATTAATCAGTAGTCGTTTAGGGCTGGAAGGCTCATACGCCATGGAGGGATGTAACCAAGACGGCTCACGCCCCTCAAGTACATCAATCCAGGACCTATGGTGAGGAAAGATGGGTGAGTCTAAGAACTCCGCAGAGAACTGCTCGAAACCTATCTTGTACTTGGCATCCCCTGTGACGATGCTGAGGGTGCGCTCGCCTTCCTGCCTGGCGGCTTCAAGTTCTTTGACAAACTTAGGGTCTTTCCGCCAGTCCTTCATCACGTCAGGCTTCCTACCAGCCCTAGCAAGAGCGTCCTGTAGGTCTAACCCTTGACGTATGAAATCTAAAACCTTAGACTTAGCCTCCTTCAGTCTGGCAACATTATGATGCTCAGAGCCTGATTTGGCAGCCATATAAATCCTCCATAATAAATCCCCCTTCGCTCAGCGCCTCTAGGCGCTTCGCTACCCCCTATTAAAAGCGAGGCAGTCCCATAGACTGCCGAGCGGGAAGGATATTCGCTTCTCGGTACCGCTCATATCCTTACATATATACTAACCCGTTCAAATACCTAAAACGAACGCTTTATAACAAAAATGTTATCTAAATTACATATAAAACGGACATTTAGGGGCACTCGGAGCAAATACTGGAAAAATATTATTTGCGGAGAGTGTGTACCTAGCGCCAGGGGCGCTATAAAAACTGGGGTCGCGGAGCGACACGCAGGGAAAGAGAGCGAGCGAAGCGAGCACCTTTCCGTTTTTTGGGCGAACGAGCGAAGCGAGTGAGCGCGTTTTTTGTGTCGGGATTTATAGGGGGGCGTTTGTGTTGGGGGACTGTCTGCGCTTGAGCCTGAGCCTGAGTGTACGATTATCGTACAGGGCGCGGTGAGTTGTTTTTGGATTCGATTTATGAGACAATTCTTTCAGGGTTGAGAAAGGCTCGACCCACTAAAGAAAAGGGAAATCATGAAAAAGGCAGTCAAAGTATCAAAGGCAGTTACCTCTCTTGATGTTGTAAATCCTGACCTCAAGGCTTCGTTCGAGGCAGTCGTAAATCTTGAGGCTGAAATCGCGGTCTATGAAAAAGCGGTCTCCATGCTCAACGCTGGCTCTATCTCTGTTCGCGGTCTCAAGGCAACTATCGAAGCGGCGGCAGAAAAGGGCGCGCTTCCTACTATCAAGCCTTCCACTGCTCAATACTTCGCGCTCTCGTCCAAGGTTCGCGCTCTTGCTGGGGGATCTGATAAGCCTCTCAAGGCAGTCCTCAACGCTACAATTCAAGCCAAGCGCGCTTTCAAGAATGAGACGCTCGATAGAATCGAATCCGCAAAGTCTTTCGCGGATTTCGCTAAGTCCATTCCTGCTCAAGGCGAAAAGGCTAAGGCTGAACGCGCTACCCTTGCGGATGTCAAAGCGGTCATGGCTACGGCAGACGGCGTGGTGGCTTTCGCGCTCAACGCGCTTCGCGAATTGTCGGGGGATGAGTCGGTTATCTCGAACGTGGATAACGCTAAATCGCTCATCCGCGCCATTGAAATCGGCATGGCGGTCACACGTCACCCAAGCGTCAAGGCGAAAGTCAGCGCCTAAGCCCTAACGCCTAAGCCCTCGACCTCGAAAGGGGTCGGGGGTTTTGGCATGTCTGGACATGTACGATTTTCGTACACGCCGAAAAGTTTGTGTTGGAAAAGATTTGTGTCGGAGACTCCTGTGGTTTGTGTTGGAGAGGAAAGTTTGTGTCGAGACTAAGCGTGGTTTGTGTTGGGCTCGGCTCGCTACCAATAGCCGTCCTGCTTGCCTATCGCATCCCCCTAGCCGTCACGAAAGGTTTGTGTTGGTTCGGTTCGTTACCCATAGCCGCTTGACTTAGATACCCAGATACGGGATAATAATGCTACCGCAGGTCTAACCTGCGCAGGTTGGTGCTGTGCCTTTATTTCCTTTTCGGCATAGCACCAGCCGCTCTGTACGATAATCGTACAAAGACCCTATCGAAAGGAAATGTAATGCTTCTATCAGAACTAGAGGTTATCGGCATCACGATAGCCCTTGTCACATCTATCGCACTCATCATCACGAGTGCCTCTGCCAATGCTCGCCTCACGCGTGAGAATCAGGCACTTCGCTCTAAAGTATCCGCACTCCGTAGCAACGTACGATAATCGTACAAAAAGGATGAAATCATGACTTCAACTGCTTCATGGGCAGCGTTAGGTGTAGGGATATGCGGTCATTGTGACGCACCTAGATTCCTCTACACTCACTCGCTAGCACCACACGCTGAGTCGTACTACGGACATATGGCAGAAGGCTCTAACTTCTGTCTAGAGTGTTCGCTTTATGGGATAAACGCACTAGCCCGCAACACTCGTGAATATAACTCAGAGTATGAAATTATTTCGTATGGTCGTTTCGGTGATGACCTCACGGAACTCCAGCGCAACCTGCCTAACGCATCATGGGAATCTGAGCATGAGTGTTGTGCGGCATGTAAGAAGCCTTACTCAGAGGAAAAAGAGATGTGGGGCAAGGTGGATGCTTTAGCATCAACTCAGGACGGCAGTACGATAATCGTACAGGCTCACAAAAGTTGCTCTGTCACACCACCTTGTTGTGACTCCACTTACTTGTTCAACTGGGCGTCATGGCAATCGGTAAATATCCACACATTCGAAGGCAAAAAGACATGCCAGCATTGTTTGGCAAAGAAACTAGAAGAAAGGAGACACACAGCGCGTGAATACTTTACCTGCGGTCACTGCGACTCTTGGTGGAACCTCGAACACAGAGTCAGATTCAGAGGTGGTTCTTTCTGTCAAACATGTCACGACGATTACGTCCACACTTGCGGTGACTGCGACAACCAATACTGGGAAGGTGATGACCATTACTGTCCAGAATACGAGGACGACTCAGAGTCATTCATCCATGACTACGGCTGGAAGCCACGACCTTACTTCTTTGGCAAGGAGAATGGTCAGCGTCTTTACTTCGGCATCGAGTTAGAAGTTGAGAACTTCGGCAACAAGGGAATCGAGCAAATGGCTGAAATGGTACAGGACGCTCTAGGCGAGCGTGTGTATCTCAAGCATGACGGCTCGCTCAATGACGGCTTCGAGATAGTCACCCATCCGCACTCTTTGGATGCTTTCCGTAAGGATTTCAACTGGGAGGCTTTCCCTAGATTCCGTAGAGAGGGTCTGCGCTCATGGGATACCACGACTTGTGGGCTACATGTCCACGTGTCACGTGATGCTTTCGGTGCGCCGTTCGATTATCGTACAAACAATCGAGCAGAACACATCAAGAGTCGTCAGACTCATGAGATAAAGTTCATCAAACTTATCTACGATAACGACAGGCAGATTTGTCGTCTTGCTGGTCGTCGTAATGATGAGTACGCCAACTTCAGCGACAAGGGCAACGTTGTCCGTAAGGTGAAGTGGGATGAAACTCGTGGCGGACGTCACTCTGCCGTCAATACTCAGAACGACAGCACTCTAGAAGTGCGAGTGTTCAAGGGTTCGCTACAACCTACGCGTGTGCTATCTGCTGTTGAGTTGGTTCACGCCGCTGTCGAATACACACGTGACCTCAAGGTTACAGGTCCAAAATCTATGGTCATCTTGTCTAACGGCAAGGCTAGGTCAAACGCGTTATCGTGGTTGGCTTTCTCAGGCTTCGTTAGTAACAATGCTGACCAATACCCTAACTTGGCTGCTCTTATGGTCAAGACCTTCGAAACCGACTACCTAGATGAATAGCGTACGATAATCGTACAGAGAGGCTCTACCAATGTGTATGTTATGCGTTATACCACCCAACGTTATTCCTGCTAGGGAAAAGTTGGAGAACTCAGCACTCAACAATCCGCATGGCTTCGGCTATGCGATAGCAATACCCAAAGAAAATCGCATCCTCACTTTCAGGACTATGAATCCTGATGAGTGTATAAACAAGTTCATCAAGGACAGGGCTGAGTATCTAGACGGCTATGCCATATGGCACGCCAGATACACGACTCATGGTTCCAGCACGATAGATAACTGCCACCCATTCATGGTGGGTACTGATACTCAGAGTTATCTAGCGCATAACGGAATCCTCAATGTTCTTGAGGAGAAAGATGAGCGTAGCGATACGCGTATCTTTGCCGAGGACTTGATGCCTGTTATCGGTGGCGTTGAGTCACTCGACAATCCTCAAGTGTGGAATATGCTAGAGGATTTCACTACTGGCTCTAAGGTTGCTTTCCTTACTGTCAATCCAAAAGCAAAGCATCAGTTGTACCTACTCCACGAGGAGAAAGGGCAAGTTGATTCAACAGGCGTGTGGTGGTCTAACAATACTTGTTACCTTGAAACTTGGTACTCAAAGTATGGTGCCATTGGCTACGCCCGACATGCTGTGTCCTCACTCAGCAAAGAAGAAGAGGAGGAGGACTCTTTTCTAGAGTGTTCAGTCTGTGATTCGGTAGTCGATTACTGGCAAGCACTCAAAAACGGCGAGGATTCATACTGCCTAGTATGTGGTACCTGTTACATGTGTAGTACGTACAAAGCCGTTTGTCTGTGCTATCAGAAAGATAGTTCAGTCTACTCCAAGTCCGTGTACGATAATCGTACAGGTGGTTGGGGGTGGGCTTACTGATGATAAAGGGCATGATGATAAGTGGTTTCATGGTTCGCGCCGTGAAATACGTCGAGCATGAGCCACTAACCTACGGGCTGTTTCCAACTGTGGAAGCAGCGGAGGCATGGGCAGACATGATGCTACTACCAACTGTGGTAGAACCTGTCTATACGCCTGTCTATAATCGTGGGTGAGTGGAAGGCTGTACCACCGACTCCTTACTATTACAGTAAGCGAGCCGAGATGTTTTCCGCTAGTGCCGATAGGGCGTTAGCGGAAGGCAGAGTATCCGATTACACTGCCTTGATGCTCAGAGCCGCTGAGTATCGAACCCTAGCGGGACAACTCCCGTTAGAGAAAGAGATACATGACAACGACATACAAACAGCGAGAGTGCTATAAGTGTGGTGTGGCTTTAGTTGTCCCACATCATGACGATAGCACTTACGCATACTGCCAACCATGCGCCTTCTCAAAGATAGGTGCGTACGATAATCGTACGGAAAGGAATGATGATGATAGATAATCATTTCCCTGTTCTATCAGAAAAGCCGTCATGTGCGGACTACCCTGCGGAGTGGTGGTTTCCAGATGAACCACGTGGAAACAACAAGTCTTGGTCGCGTACACCTGATGCGCTCAAGGCTAGAGCAATCTGTAAGGATTGCCCTGCTCTAATGGAATGTAGAAACTATGCGCTAGCATATTCTGGTCTATCTGGAATATGGGGTGGTCTAGACCATATAGAGCGTAGGAATCTACAAGATAAGTTAGGCATCACACCTTTGTTCATGAAGGATACGTATGAGAATACGATATTCGCCATCAACAATGGAGGTGAGAATGATAGAGGATAACGATAACTATCTCATTGAGTCTATTAGTGAGCAGTTGTTGCTTATCCTATGGACTTCCCTATCCACCCTAGTTGCCGTAGGTGTCATACTTGCGGTAGCCCTCTAGTGTACGATAATCGTACAGAAAGTAAGATGATGGACCCTAAATACAAAAACATAACTGTCCAACTAACAGGACAGGACGGTAACGCTTTCGCTATTATGGCGAAAGTATCAAAAGCACTTCGTAGTAATGATGTGGCTGAGTCTGAGGTAGAACAGTACCTCGCTGAGTCAATGGAAGGAGATTACGATAGTCTCCTGAGAACTGCTATGAGTTGGGTCAATGTTGAATGACCCTCACTCTTAGTGAAGCAATGAAAGTAGTGTGGTCAGTATTCCCTGACGCTACTGTTGAGGAACGTGACCGAGAGATAGTTATTTATACGAACTCTCGTATCATCAGTTCTGATGAACACTACGCAACAATAGATGTACGATAATCGTACACTAAGCCCTTACCGCTTCGGCGGTAGGGGCTTTTTTATTGCTCTGACACTCGCAACCTTTACAAAACTCATGGAGTTCGTTGGCGAGGCTTACATGCCCAAGTTCGCGCTTGTGCGCTTCCCAGCGGCACGAGCCGCAAAAGTTTGTGTTGGGCATACCGACAGACATAGCCGTTCTACTTAGTCTCCTCCGCAGGGGGCTCTTCTCCAAAGACAATAGTATTATTGAACATGTCAACAATCTGTTTGAAGATATCAGTCACATGATGATGAACTTCATTCCATGCGCTGACCTGTGCCGTCAAAGCACTAGCAGCCTTAAGTGCATCCTCAATTATCTCAACATCTTCATCAGCGATAGGGTTAGTCCAACTCTTGGAGTCCACTTTCTCCTTCAGTGTCTGCAATGCTTTCAGTGCTTTCTCTGATGTTATCGGTGGCTTCATCATCTGTGTAGTCCCGCTCCCTAGTGGGTCTCGTCCCACCTAATATGTTGAGCAAACTGTTGAATGCTCTATTAACTCTCATTCTAGCAGCGTCATCTGATATCTGGAGTTCAGAAGCAACATCTGAGTTGTCCATGCCATCACCAAAACGCAAGTACAAAATATTAAATTGTTCATCAGGTAACTTCTTCATCGCTTTGTCGATGTCGCTCATCATAGCGAACCAGTTACCACCCTCACTTGCCACTTTCTTTGTAGCAGTAAATCCTAAATCAACCATAGAAGGAGCAGTGTTATCACCCCTAAGGACAGCAGGAATAAGGATTTCCAGTACTTGACGGTCATAGTAATAGTTATCCGTAACATGATAACCAACAATACGCGCCTTTTCTTTCTGGCAGTAATCCTTTGCTGCATTCCTAAGAGACCTGCTAATAAGTTTAGTTGTTTCTTTACCATCTAAACTTTCCCACGCTTTCAACTTCTTGGGATGAGTTAGGAACCATAGCCATAGTTCTTGCCGTATGTCTGCTGGTTCCACCATGTGGAACTTACGGGAGAACTCGTAAGCGATAGCGCCTACGAGTCCTTCGTATTTTTCTATTACCATGCGTAAGTCTTACCTTCTACCGTAAAAGACCTACCGACAATAGGAACCGTGACAGGAGTTACGTTGCTTCGACGAATGTAAAGAACAGCAAATCCTTGTTGCCAGTTGGCTGCGCCAGTGGACAAGTAATCTGCTTTGTTCAAATCCATCAAGTGTCCGACTTCAACTCCAAAGAGTCTTGCACTAATCCGCCCATTGTATCCAACATGATAGTGCTGGATACCCTGCCTGTGGGTGTGTCCACATACGACAGATAATCCGATACGTCTTGCAAGGTTAAGCGCAGTTCCTCCCGAAGTTTGTAGAAGACTCCCCTCATCTCCATGGGCAAGAGCCCATCCTGGGGCAAACTGCCAGATTTTATCGTGATACGTAATATCGAGTTCACGGTATCTGAGGAGTTCCTCATATTCCAAAGCGCGGAGGCTAGCAAGTGCAGGGGCATACTTGTCGATGTAGTGGTCGATTCTGTCGCCATGGTTACTCCTCATAGTGTGGAAGGGCTTGTCTCCAAGAGCATCCTTGAAGCCTTCCATAATCTCAGATGTCTTATCTAATCCTGATTGTAAAGTCTTAGCGTATTCGCCTGCTCTACCTTTATTCCAGCGCGATGGCTCAGGACTATCAGCCTCATCACCTACACAGTACAACTCATCAGGTTCGAAGTCATACACGAAGTTCTGAAGTGCCGTGATGGCTCTAGCATCATGACTAGGAGCCTGTATATCAGAAAGTACTACTACCCGCTTTACTTTCGATTTCTTTTTGCTCACGCTTTCTTCTTTCGTTTCTTGGCAGGCTTCTTCTTGGCTCTGCGCTTATTCTCCAAAGCAACATTCTCGCTCTTGGAGAGAACTCGTAGATTCTTTTTGCGGTCATCACCAGCGCGACCCTTGTTGTTCTTGTGGTCTACTTCCTTATGGCGCGGAAGGGTTTCTCCAGTAGAGTCTTCGTAATCAACACGGGCTTTGTTAGAAGAAGTAGTAACCACTTCCCCATTCTTCTTGCGACGTTTGAAAACATAGATAGGTCTACCACCGTTCTGTTTGCTTCCTTTGTAAGGACCAAAGCGTTTAATCATTGTCCCATTGTCCTCTCAGCACTAGCAATCCTATGATTGCGTAGTTAGCCATGTCTATGAACGAATCTTCCAAAGGCTCGTTCTCAGGTTCCTTGTTGTTATCTATTAAGTTGTTTATCCGAGCAAGTTTATCATGCATACGCACACGCAAGCCGTTCAAAGGACCACCAGGACTTTCGGAAATGTTCTTGGGTCCGTAGTCGTTATGCTTCTTTATGAGAAGTTCAGCGAGCGAGTCGTAGGTGTACCACACGACCAAATCAAACTTGCTTGGCTGGTCATCATTTAGTTCCATTGTCATTAAGGAACCTTTCTAGTTGGTCAAACATGCTTTGGGTGCCAGTGATTACTTCAGCCTCTTCCACGAACTCATCAAAGTCTTCACCGCTGGCATTGACGAGCATTAAAGTAACGCTCTGGGTAAGACCCCAGACCTCCGACCAATCTTCTTTTTCAATGAAGTTAGTCAGTTCTTGTAGAAATGTATACAGGTTAAAGTTGTAACGAGAGTTAAGTTTAACCATCCAGTCATACTCCACCCCGAAATGGTCCATGTACTCAAACAGGTTATCTGTCTTAAAGTCATCTCTTTTACAGATAAAAGTACCGTCATCTTCTGGCATTAACATTACTGAGCACCCGCTATCTTTTCTTTGAAGTAGTCTGCCCCGTGAACTCTATAAAGGGAGTTAACGTCTTCCCCTTCGGGCGCTTGTATGACAACAAGGTTGGACAACTCTCTCGCAAGGGACTTCCCAAACTCATTGCCCGCATTGTCTCCATCCGCGAAGAGGAAAACCTTATCGAAGTCAGCCAAGAGCCGAGTGTAGTGTTTCTTCCAGTTATTAACGCCAGGAACACCAACCGCGGGAATGTTGCAAACCATGTCCAAAGTAATGGTGTCGATTTCACCTTCACATATGCAAATGTATGACGATGCACGGAAAAATGCTCCCACATTATACAAGTGTGTCGTAGCCCCAGCCAGACCCATGTATCGTGGTTCTTCGTGTCCAAGACTTCTGAATCGGATGTCAACCACACCTGACTTTGTGAGGTACGGGATAGCGAGCCGATTCGTATACGACTCATGACCAGTTAGCGGGTCTAAGACGACGCCCAAGCGTGCTCTTTCCGCTGCTTCCATTGTTATTCCCCGCTCTGCGAGGTATTCCTCCGCTTCGTGTAGAGCGCTGTGGTAATACTTTGCCGCTCTCATCAAAGATTCTCTGTGCGATGCTGACTGCTTCACGAAATTCAACTCCTTCTTTAGCCATAATAATAGCATACCCGTCGCCCTTCATCTGACATGCAAAACAACAGAAGGCGTTGTCATCTCTTGTCGCTGAAGCACTGTTGTGCCTGTCCTCGTGGAACGGACACTTCATTGAGAACCACCCACGTCGTGTTGGTACACGGGCGCCGTAGTACTCTAAAATCACTGATATATCAGGCTTTTCCATCGTTCATAGCCTTTCGTAAGAGTTCCACCCATACTGACACAGGTAGCGTAGCATACCAGTCAGCAGGATTTCCTTTGCCCTTACGTTTATGAATCACAACTCCAGTCCATGCTTTGGAGTTTTTAGTTTCAACTTCTAATTCTGCTAGCCAACCAGCCAGGTCTAACTTGGCATGATTCTTAATTTCAATACAGACACCATTGATACCAGAGATGTCACCTTTATCTAAAGTGGCTCCCGCAAGCCGTCTTTCTGCGTACGGGAACCACTCTTGTAGATATTTAACTACGTCTCGTTCTGCTTGAGAACCCTTAATCTTGGACTTGCTTGACATTAGTACCAGCCGTTCCTTTGCCAAAATGCCCACGCCTTTGAGGGCGTGTCGTAACGGTGGATAATGTATTTAATCCCCATATTCACTTGGTATTCAATTGTAGAGCCTTGGGGTGTACCCAATACTTGGGCAATGCCGTAGGCAGACGAGTTAGGATTCTTGGCTTTCCAGTTCCAAGCAGATTCCTTACCCCATAGTTTGGTGAGTGCTCGCCATTGGCGATTAGCATCTTTGCCAAACATCTTATTTAGTTTTTTCTTCGCAATTGATTGTGCATACAATCTAGGACTTGCTAAAACTGCTTCTTTGGAATGTAACTTAACGATTACTGGTTCCAAATGAGTAGTCTTGATAAGCCACGCACCCACACCGTGGGGCAAGGTTGCCACAAATATTGCAATCGCGGATATCATTGATACTGTTGATAGTTTCATTTTTACTCCTCAATGGGGGCGGTTGCCTGTGTTCCACAGTCAGCACACTCCATATCTAGAAAATACATCCCAATGGTGTTATCTTCTGCGAAGATTACCTTGAGATTCCATACGAAACTCCCACAGATGCATACCGTAGTTGGATTACCACGGATATCCATCGCCTTGTCATAACTCGGTTTGAGTTCTGAGATTGGTCTGGACATTAGGACCTATCTGGGATATCTGATACGTCCATGATTTCAGGGTTAAATTGCAACCAATGAGCCGTACCCCCTGAGGGGTCTGCTTTGCCATATCGGTTCTTTACGGGCGCGACGGCTATATATCCTGGCGCGTCGGAACCTACCGTGCAAATCAGCGCTGGTAACTGTGCCACCATGCCCTGCAAAGCAGAACGTGGTTGGCACGGATTACCCGCATACGACTCTTTGGTGTGATGTAGTACGAGAATAGCAGAGTTGGTATCTCTTGCAAGATATTTCAACTCTTTGATTGTAGAGCGCATACCCGCGAACTCTTCTCCCCCATCGTTAGAGATATCCATAAGGTTATCTACAACGATAAGAGTCGGAGCACAGCCCCACAACTCTTCAAAGGCTAGCACCTCTTGGTCCAAATCAGCCAGCGTTGGTGCTGACTCAAAGGACCAAAAGACATGCCCTGAAGAATCATTGATGATTTTCCGTGATTCTTCGACCTTATCAGAAAGCATCTGTTCCGCTTCTGTTTGAGTCTTTCCAGTAATCATGGATAGTAAGCGCATAGCCATAGTATGCGCGTTTGTGTCGGCACTTACATACAACGTCGGCACTTTGGTACGCAACGCTATCGCAAGCGCAAGTGTCGACTTACCAGCACCAGGGGTACCAGCAATCATCGACACTTCCGACCTGCGAAAGATTATCTTATTGTTGTCGAGCGTACGAAACACCGAGGGTAGTGGTTCACCACCGATGTCCGCGCTACCAACAGCACGGGCAAGGGTTCTCATGTTTTAGAATGTGCTCCATTCGGGTTCATTCCTACGAAGGAATACCGCATCGCATTGGTCAGGGGTTCCCTTTGGAGTTGGGCACATATAGCCCTTCCAAGGACCCTTGGCGCTAGACCCTTGACGTTTAGTCATAGGACCATGCTTGCAACTACGACCAACAGGTGCTGTTGACGGTGTTGAAGTAGGTGGTGTAAACACCTCTGTGGTTCCAGGAATTGCAGTAGTAACAGTACTTACTGCTTGCTCAAACGACGGTACACCTTCGATAGATGTAGCCATTGTTGTGATAAGTGATTCAGCACCTTGCGGACCAAGCACATCTTCTAGATGTGACTTGAAAGAAGCAAAGTCATCTCCTGCGATGACAAAGATTCTACCGTCAGGTAGTTTGCTGCTGACTTGGAATGTTGCTCCAGCCATTATTCATATCCTTTCGACTTGTTTCCATTCATCCATTTGCAAAATGATAGCACACCGCAACGACCACAAGAGTTCATGTTAGGCAAGAATGTCTCTGTCTTGCGCATCTTATCAAAGCCAGTCAGGATTTCCTCAACTCGCTCAGGTTGTAAGTGGTCTAAATCCCAGAGTGAGATACTCCCAGTACGTGCATCCCAGAAGCCTGCTTTGTCGACAGTAAGACCCTGTTTGGAAAGAGCCCACGCGTAAACTGCCAACTGCAATGGATGCTTCTGAGATGACGCACCAGTTTTGATATCGACGAGGACCCTATTCCCGTCGTAATCAGTCAGCACACGGTCAATGGCTAGTTTGACTGTAGTGCCTTCAACAGAAATCTCATACTGCTTCTCAATAAAATCTTCGTATACAGACCAGCCACGGTCAGGAGCCATGAACTCAGTCCAACGCTCAAACATCCATAGACCTTCGCCATACCACCATGACATATCTTCACGAGAGCGGAACTCCCATGTGTTCATGTCACCATGAAGCGCTTCGTCTTCTTTAACCTGTTCGAACCATACTTTATTCCACAGTTCGTCAAGATTATTTGTACCGTCGAGTTCATGCTTGTCCCAAAGTTCTGTGGCTTTGTGGACAGCAGAACCACCTGTAAACCACACAGCGTGTTTCTCAGGTACGGTTTTTAGTTTTGTTAGATAGTACTTCCAACCACACTCTAACCAAGTGTTGAAAGAAGAATAGGAAATATGTTTAGGTAATTCGCTCATTCCCAAACTGTATCACAGTTGGTACAACCTTCGCAGTCTAAATCGCACTCTTCCCAGCCCAACCACTGCCCTTGAAGTGAATCGGATTTGCCGAAAATACTTTGAACAAAACGTTGCCACAATGACCGCAATTGATATCTCCTTCATGACTTATCGGAAGATTAATTTCTTGAGTATCGCCGCAAGAGCGGCACTCAAAATCATACGCTGGCATAG